GCCGAGGGTAGCGTACGCTTCGGCTATCGTAATTTGATTGAAAGTCTCACACACAGCATCTGAAATATTTATCACATTATCATCACCATATGAGACCATTGAAACATGCTTATTAAACATTCGCATAGATTGCATGAGGGGATCATTTTTATATACAATCATCCAACAGTAACGCATGCTCACCGAATTGAAGATAGAGTTCAGAATGGCGGTTATAGGGCAACCTGACGGTTGAGAATGCGTCCACATGTAAACATTATCGCCACAAACATGTACCGAATTGATAATTTCTTTCCACAAAACATGTCTGATCAGAGCGTTTTCCTCACCATCATCGTAAAACTCATTTATAATGTCCAAAATGCGATAAAGAATAGGAAGGAGAAGAGTACCATCAAAATTGGAAAAATCACCGGCAATGACCTTATCTCCTTTTATGGTACACTTCTTGGCGGTCTTAGACCAATCTTGCGAGTAAACGTTGGTGCCAACAGAAATTTCATTATCAATACGATTCCGGGTGCAATGAGCCGCAAAACCGAGAAAATACTTTCGAAACGAGAGTGTAAAATCCATGGGNCCAGCAGAGAAGACACGAGTCTTACCAATAGCAACTTTGTCTAGTGGTCGACGTTCGTCCTTCAGCGTGTCTATCCAAAAAGTGGGGTAACGTTTACCTTGTTTCGCCATGCGTTCTCTTTCATGCATAACAAACTCAACATCAGGGGAGAGAGAATAAGAATCACTTCCAAGCCACTTAGTTTTACCAATTCCTTTACGTTCCGCAATCCAAGGATAGCCGGCAGAGGAACTACGTTTTATGGGAGGGAGACAATCATCACCTTCCACACCTGTCACAGCTTCAAGATCAGTAAGTACACGACAATCACTTTCGCGAATATTCGAACACACGATTCGCATCATATCATTTATGGCTGCGTCCAAATACTCATCATTCAAAGATGGAGGTATTTGGCCAGCCTTCTTAAGTCCATTATACATAGGGTCCACCAATTTACCCTCAACAAAAATTGGCTTTAGCGCTGAGGGCGCTGTCAAAGGTTCAATTATTGCACCATGGCATTTTGACGGGCGCAAGGCAGTTTTTGTCGGACTCGCCACACGAACCTTAGAAATTCCAACAGTCACNAAGTTCCCGTCAGGTTTCTTAATTTCATCAAATACAGCCTGTTTTTCCAAGTACATATCCAAGTCAAGAGAAATATGCGCTTGGATTGGAAAAGAATGCATCGTACGAATTATATCTTTCACAGCAAGAGGAGAAGCTACACCGAGTCCAACGTTGCCAGCAACATGTATTCCTAATATTTTCTTTGGTAGGTGTGTACCAATTGCGACCAAAATCGAACCACAATCTCCCTTTGTTGTTTCGAGAGAAGTATATTCATATCTGTCACGAATGGTAATTTCTTTGGGTCCATCAAAGTAAGAGATGACATTTTGGTCGCAAGCTCGAATTTCACCGTACTTCATCAAAGCTCCTCCTTCAAAAGGTGTACACAAGACCGCATTAGCACGACCGAAAGAAGACATCGTCACCGAATCAGCAATTGAACCGGTCAAGTCAGCATGATCGTGGAGATCGGAGGGAAAACACACTAGCAATTGATCCTTAGGTCTCTGGGCTGCATCAAGAACTACCTCCCAAGAAATCTTATGTATCGGGAAGATATGGCCATCAGGTACATTTTTATTGAAAAGACGAACACGTGAGGCAGTCTTGAGATAAGGAACCAAATGAGCCACTGTAAGTCCAATTCGACCTTTGACCATACACAATTTCATTTTTGCTGTCCATTTTCCATCCACTTCGATTTGAAACTCATAAATGTTGTTTAAAACTTTCTTTGAGATGGCAAAAGCATTGGGATCCAATTGAAGTTGCGCTTGCAGTTTCTTATTTTCAAAACACTCCACAACAACTTTTGCAGTCT